AGAAAGTAAAGTACCTTTTAAAAGATGCTTTGATGCAGTAGAGGAAACGTTTAGAACTAAACCTACTGGTAATAAAGTTTTGGGCACAGCATGTTCTTTTTGCCCATACAAACTTCCTTGTTGGGGAAGCGGATTGCAGTTGTTACCACAACAGCAGTCTAAAGGTAAGAACCCAAAGTGGGTTTGGTATACGGAGGTTAATAATCCTAAGCAGGAGGAAGCGTCTGCGTAACTGGGTGAGAGTTAGTTTGAGGGGTCTAGCTTTCACCTTTACCGAAAATGTATTGTATAATTATAAAAAATAATAGTGATGAGTGGACAGTATTTACAAATGAAATTTGGGAAACAGAATCAGATGCAACAGACTATGCAAAAAGAAATAACTTTAAAAAAAACTTTGAATGGAAAGTTGTACCCTATGATAAAAAATATTTTAATTATTTATGACAAAGAAAAAAGATAAAATAAATTTGCTTAAGTCAATAAAAGTTTTAGTTACACCTTGGGAATCAGGATTTACTTGTGGTATATCCATGAATACTAAGACACATATGAGTACAGAAGAGTACGAGTTGTGTTCTACTATAGCAAGGGGTATGATTAAAATGGCGACTACCGACCCTCATTCAACGTTTCTATGGGGACTTCGTGGGTTTGCTGATGATAAGAAAACAAACAAAGAAGATCTAACTATAAGTTCTGTGGCAGAATTTGACGATGATGATAACGTTGTAGATTTTCTTAATTATTTAAAAAAGAAACGAGATAAGGAACTAAACTAATGGCAACACACTTAGTAATTGGGGATCCTCATTGCACCCCTAAAGCAAGCAATGATAGATTTTTATGGGCAGGTAAACTCGCTAAAGATCTAAAACCAAATACCGTTATTTGTATGGGAGACTTTGCAAGTATGGACTCACTATCTAGTTATGATAAAGGTAAGAAATCATTTGAGGGTAGGAGATATAAAAAAGATATTGACCATGCGCATGATGCATTGGAAAAATTTAATAAAGGTCTTAATGGAAGACGACCAAGAAAAATCATGCTACTTGGTAATCACGAAGATAGGATAGATAGAACAGTAGATGAAATACCTGAACTTGAGGGAACAATTAGCACAAAAGATCTTAAATTTAAACAATATGGTTGGGAAGTATATCCATACCAAGAACCTGTTGTGGTTGATGGTGTATATTATTGTCACAATTATCCTACTGGTGTTATGGGTAAGCCTATTAGTGGGGACAACATTGCTCGTTCTCTCCTTTTAAAAAATAAAGTATCTTCTACTGTAGGACATATTCATACGTTTGATTATGCTATGTGTGCCCTACCATCAGGTAGAAAACTTATGGGATTATCTGCAGGATGTTACTTGCATCACAAGGAAAACTATGCTAAGTCTACTCAACAAATGTGGTGGACAGGACTTGTAGTTAAACGTAATGTTCATAAGGGAGAGTATGATCTTGAAATGATAGAGTACAATAGTATTAGGAGGAAGTATGGAAGAAGATAAAGTTAATTCACCTACACACTATAAGTATGGTAAAAAAGAAACTATTGATGTAATACAAGATTGTATGACAGACGATGAGTATCACGGGTATCTAAAGGGAAACGTTTTAAAATATGTTTCGAGATATAAATTTAAAGGAGAACCTTTAGAAGATCTACAAAAAGCACAATGGTATTTAAATAGATTAATCAAGGAGGTTAAATGACGCATGGTGAAAAGATGTCTTTGTATGGTAAGATTATAGCACTACAAGAAGTTATGATACATACACAGAATGAAATAAATAAATTAAATAAACAATTACAGGAGGTAGAAGATGGGAGCAGTAAAGCAAGCGTTAATAGAAGTTGAAGATTTAGTTTGTAGTTGTCTTCAGTCAGGTAGAACATTAAATCAAACGATTAGAGATTTAAAAAAACAATATGATGATGGCATTATGAATACTTATTTATTAGATGCTGATTTAATAGAAGATAAATATTATCAATTTAAAGGGAGTGAATAATGGAAGCAGAATTTGTAGATGCGTTAAGGAAACAATATGAAGCAGATATAGCTAGTGCAAGGGCAACAGCATTAGTCTATATGCAAAAACCTGTTGCTATAGGAGAACACCCTCAATTTTTAGAAGAGTTAGATAAACTAATAACAGATATATCTAATGCCGAAGAAAATTTAAAAACATTAACCAAACATTTTGACGATGTACCATTTTAATATAGGGGGAATATATGGCAGAGAAAGAAAAAACAACACAAAAACCACAAGCTAATCCAAGAACTTATCTTATAAGTTCTACTCAACTAGTAACATTAATGAAATATTTAATGAATCAAAAGTATGGAGAAGTAAAAACAATTATGGATATGCTATCAACACTTAAACAATTAGATCCTAGGGTTGGTCCTGATTTTGTTGTAGACAAAGGAGAAGCCAATGGCGGAAAAAAATAAAGATCAAAAAGAATTAAAAAAATTTGCTGGAATACTATTTGAATTAAAGGTAGGTCTTAGCAAAGACAGTATGATAGTTATAGATTATGGGGGTAAGCCTGTTTCTAAAATTAGAGAAGCATTAAAAGGTTATCCTTATCACGGAAATTTATGTGCATCTGTAATTAATCACTGTAATTCTATTGGTAAAAAATTGGAGGATGAGGTAAGAAAAATAATCCAATCTATTTAACCAAAAAAAAAGGCACCCATAAAGAGTGCCTTAGTGTTGCCTAGTAGTAGGGGGAAGTTAATAGCTTCTCCCTTTTTTATTTTGGATTATATAAAGTATAAGTAAGTGTTAATTCCTCACCTGTATCAATATCCTTTTTAGTTTTTAAATACCATTTGTTTTTTATCTGAACTCTAATACAATTAGAATTATCAGAATGATTTACAAATCCTCCAAGCGGAGTTCTGTATAGATCAGCATTTATTTCTAAATGACTTAATCCTAAGTTAGTATCTTTTTTAATTTTTTCTTTTGCAAACATACCTAAGCCTTCTATTACAGAAGTCTTTACTGTACAACAGTCAGGTAGTGGTTTGTAATTCATTAACAATTCCAAGCACGTAAAGCTTTATTAATTCTACTGTTAGGATCTCTAGCAGTTTTAGCAGAAGTTAATTTCTTTTTCATACCACTCATTCGTGCACAAAAAGAAGCTCTTCTTTTATTGCCAACTTTTTTGCTAGGTGCTTTTAATGTCCCACCTTTGTAGCTTGCTCTGCCTTTAGCATTTAATCCTCCACTAGGATTCTTGCCTTCTTTACGTTGCCATGCTGGTGTCTTTGCCATTATACTTTTTTTGCTAATTTTTTATTTATTTTTTTTTGAACTGACTCAGGTAACTTAGAAAATCCTTTGTATTGTTTTTTCTTAGCTACTGGTTTCTTTTTCATATTAGTTTTTTTCATTCCGTACATTATGAGTAACTCCTATATTGTTTAACTTTTTTTGCAATGTTCTTCGGTTGTTTCACAAACTGCTTTCCCTTCTTTGTTCCTTGGCGTTTGGCTTTTGTCGTTGCCGCATACTCCGCAGATGATAGGCTCTTGATAGCTTTCGTTGGCAAGTACCTTTCCCCAGTCTCCGAAGACTTCTTGCCCGACTTGGTTCTCCATTTTTGTTTTCCCCATGCTTTTAAACTCCTTTGACTTTTTGCTAATGCCATTATGATGTGTAACCTCCGCCTGCTTTTTTATATGCCTTAGCTAATGCTTGGGCTTTTCTTGCAGACCATTTACCTGCACCTGTTCCATGAGATGCTTGTGATTTAATTCTACTAAAGATTTTTTTTCTCATAGTAGGTTTTGTGTAATTTCCTGCTTTATTTACTGCCATCTTTTTTTATCTCCTTATATTCATAGTCATAACTTCCTTCTTGTACTTCATCAGTAATCCATTTAGAAGTATCTTCCACTGACCATATCCTTGTATTAACTAATCTATGTATAAGGGGTTTTGAAGGATCTGCTGCCATAGATGGGTCAAAGATCCTTAGTCTATTGTTGGGTTGGATTGCGTAATTACCATTGTCTAATTCAATAACATGACCACACTTATGTTGATCAGGTTTTTCTGAATAGCCAAAGTCTAATTCATTGTAATCTCCAGCAGACCAATCAATTGTAAATAAATACTTACCCTCTACTTGTTTTTTTCTTCTTGTAGTATATAGCATTTTACAACCATCTAGCTGGTAAAATTTTGTAACACTTACATTATAACTAAACGAGTCCCATAACATAAGTTCATTTAAAGGCATCTCAGGTGTATCAGGTTTTTTACAAAATGCTGATATAGGTGCTCTCCACCATATGCCACCATCTGTCATCATATAATGAAACAGAGGAACTTGTTTTGGTATTGAACTAAAACCAAATACAGCACACTCAAAATATTTATCGTGTGAATCTTTTTGATCTCTTAAATAATTACCACGGACATAGCATTCTATGGGTGGTATATTGGCATTTAAATACATTAACTATCCTCCTAAAGGATTTTTAGATTCAACTTTTATTTCTTTTATTATAGCTTTAAGGAGTTGTATTTCAGTTTTTAATACCTCAATATTAGTTTTATTTTTATTTAATTGTTCTGCTATAGGTGTTATATCAACACCCTGTGAACTTTCAATTGCAGATAACTTAGTAGTTATCTCACCGTATTTAATAAACCCACCACCGATTGCAACTACAGCTGCTATAAGTGCAGCAATTGATGCTAGATTGTCTTTTAATTTTCCCATTTCATTCCTCCTAATGCTATTTCTAATTCTTGTCTTGCTGATCTTACACTATTTAATTCTGTTTGATAGATAAATACAGGATCATTTACTTTATAATCTGTTAAATCTACATTAGCATAGATTTTTCTTAGGTCTGCAATTTGCGGACTATCTAAATAAATATCTTGGCTTTTATAAAAGGGTACATTATATGAAGCTAGTGATACTTGATCACCAATCATAGCTCTAGACTTAATAATATTTTTTAATTTTAAATTCTTTGAAACATCTTTAACATTTTTATCTACTTTATCCATTATTCTCTCCATATTTTTGACCACTTGTTTTGCCTTTTGTATTTTTTTTTGTTGTTTATTTTTTTTTGCTGAAACCTTAGATTTTGTAGCCATAGTGCTACTGGATTTCTTTTCTGTAACTGTTTCTTTTTCTTCACTTTCTTTTTTAACCATTGCCATTTTTGAAGGTTCTTCCTTTACAATTTTTTCTTTCATTTCTTTAGGTGCTTCCTCTATAGCTTCCATAAATGTTTTACTCTCTTCTTGAATCATTGTAACTATTTCTTCTTTTAATGTTTCTACAGGCATTTCTTCCATAATTTGTGCTACCATTGGTGACTCCATTACAATAGCTCCAGTCTCTTTAGATGCTATTTCAAATGTCAAACCTGTTTCTTCAATACTTAATTCTAGCCTTGTACCTTCTTCTAAGTTACCTGATGCAAAAAACTCTTCTTCAATCATAGACTCTAATCCAGATATAATGTCATAGATCTCATTTTCTGTAAGTTCTGTCGTGTTTAATGCTGCGTTAATATCTGCTATTTCTTGTGTTGATAATGGTTCATGATCATCTATTGGAAAATCTAATAGTAGTTCTGCACCTAATAAGTTTGGTCCTAGATTGGATGTGTTTGTATTTAGTGATCCATCATAACCTTCCCAATACCATTCATAACTTGCTCCGCCTGTACCATTCCAAACTAAATTGTCTTGGAATTGTTTGCTGTTAGCATTGTACCCAGCATCTTCTAATCTTGTGGTTGTCATTTGTGCTAGTGTGTTACCTTGTGCGTCTTTAATTTTTATATGTAGTTTATAAGTATCCTCTGCGCCTGATGATACACCACAACTATAAGAACTATTGCCATCCTCACAGTTTTGTATTGAAAAATAAGAATTTAATTGTATACCACCATCTAATTTTTTTTGCGTT